ATGTTGCAGAAAGATTTGCGTAGTTCAAAAGTTCCCTCTATCTTTGCATCGCATTTGAGAGGAAATGCGGTTAAAAAGGAAGTTTGGGTGAGTGGCTGAAACCACCAGTTTGCTAAACTGACGTACGGGTAACCGTACCGGGGGTTCGAATCCCCCAGCTTCCGCACCAAATCTCAACTTTAAGATGACAAAGAAGAGCTGAGTTTATTGCTTAGCTCTTTTTTGAATCTAATTTTCAATCGGGTGGGTTCGTCTAACGGTTAGGACACATGCCTCTCACGCATGTAATACGAGTTCGATTCTCGTACCCACTACTATATGATAATCAGCCTTTTACGATAACGTAAAGGGCTTTTTTATTGCATTATCTCTTTTTCTTGCGCCGTTTCTGGTGGCTTCTGACGGGTATTTATTATATTTGTGGTGCAAATCCGGTGCAAATTTTGCACCCTAATTTGCACCAAACTTCTAATATATATAGTATGGCAACAGCTAATTTTTATCTCGACACTCGTCGTTCTAAGAAAGACGGAACATTTCCTATAAAGATTAACGTGAGACATAATAACAAGTTTCTTGTTAGTACCGAGTTTTCTGCTACGCCTGAAACATGGACGGGAACAGAGTACTCAAAAGAGGCCAAAAACTACAAAGTTAGAAACGTAGCGATTAGGAACCTAAAAAACAAAGTCGATACTTTGATAATCCTTCTGGATGAAAGCGGGAAGTTAAAGCGGACAAGTGATAGGGCATTGAAAGAGCAAATCGAAAGGGCGCTTAAAAATAACTCTGCAACCGAAAAGAAGTTTGTAGACTACATAGATGATTTCATTGCTACGAAAACCAAAAAGAATACAATTGATTGCTATGTAGGAACTAAAAATAAAATCACTTCATTTGATGAGAATTGCACGTTTGATACGATAACCCGCAAATGGCTTGAAAATTTTGATAGATGGATGTCGGATGCAGGAACAAAGGTTAATACACGCTCTATTCATTTGAGAAATATTCGTTCGGTATTTAATTATGCGATAGATAATGAAGAAACTGAGCTTTATCCTTTCAGGAAATTCACAATAGAAAAGGAAGAGACCCGCAAACGGTCTATGTCGGTTGAGCAACTTGCATTATTACGTGACTTTGAGTGTGAGGAATACCAGAAGGAATATAGAGATATGTTCATGCTGATGATTTATCTTATTGGTATTAATGGTATAGACTTGTTTAATGTAAAAGCACTTGTAGGTGATAGAATTGAATATAAGCGTGAAAAAACGGGTAAATTGTACTCTGTAAAGGTTGAGCCGGAAGCGATGGAAATAATTAGTCGATATAGAGGGAAAGAGTATTTATTAAGCGCTATGGAAATGTCGGGCGGGAATTATAGAAATTATATGATGGCGATGAATAGGGGCCTTCGGAGGATTGGAAATTTCAAACGAAAGGGTAGGGGAGGCAGGAAAGAAAGGGAACCGTTATTCCCAGAAATTACGACGTATTGGGCCCGTCATACATGGGCAACCATAGCGGCAGGCTTGGATATACCCAAAGAAACCATTTCCGAAGCGTTAGGGCATGAAATAGGCTCTTCCGTAACATCTATCTATATTGATTTCAATAGACAGAAGGTTGATGATGCGAATAGGAAAGTAATTGATTATATTAATAGTGTTGGAGGCTGGATGCGATTGAATCAGATTATAGATAGTATAATAGGATTATTTAACGATCTAAGGCAGTAAAGGAAAGGCGACTTATTCAGTCGCCTTGTTTATTTCTTCCGTTATTTCCCTTCTCTGATACCAATTAACTCTATGCCACATTAATGGTTATCGACGTGTTATATGAGGTAAAGGTCTTATATCAATAGTCATGCCATGATTACGTAAATCATTTTCGATGTCATTCCTTAGGTTTATATCTGCTACAGTGAATTGAAAATTCAATGATCTATCATGATCTACAGCGCCGGGAAGCCCCGAGGGGCCGGTTATTGATCTTACTCTTTGTTCAACACCATGATTCGCGAATATTTCGCTTACTACTTGTTCTTGTGTGAATCCTCTATTATCAACACCCTGATTTAAAATTATGCTTATGCTAAAATCCATATTTTTTTTCTTTATTTTCCTACTCTCTTCTCGGCTTTTCGGAATCCGCCTATAAATTAACTATCTCTGTAAGCTTACATTGCAAAGATATAGAGATAGAGAGCCGACAACAATTATAAATTTTAGATAAAGGAATCAGTTTTTCGGATACAGAAAGATTTCTTTTGAATGAAAAAGCCCCGACTCCTAAGAATCGAGGCCAGCAACTTAATGATAAGATACTTCTATAGTGCGAAGATAGTATTTCTTTTCGATATGGGCAAAAGAAAGTTTCGAATCAGGGAGACGGCAATCACATAACAGTCACATAACCGTCACATGAGCATGACTTCCACGAGGTAAAGATAGTGACTTCTTGGAGATGGGTAAAGAAAAGCCCCGACCAAAGCCGGGGAAAGTCACTTGTCGCTATAAGATGACTTCAACAATGTAAAGATGATATTATTTTCTTATGAGCAAAGCTCTGATTTAAGGAGATTCAAAGTGAGATGATTAACTGTTTATATCTTTAATAAATCACAAAAATAGCATTCGTCGCTAAAAATAAGAAACGAAAAAGGTCTTTTATCACCAAAAAACACTATTTTTGCCGAAAAATAGCGGTGAATTATGTATGTAACTCTAAAAAAAGCAAGCGCCGACATAGTATCTCAAGATAAATCTTTGAGAGAAATGTTAAATGAACTATTGATAGAAAGTGATGTTGCAGTAACTGCCGTTGCCGAAGAAATAGGTATAAATAAAGATTCCTTTTCTGAGTACTTAAAAGGAAATTATGAATTGAAATTAAATCAAGCAATTAAAGTAATGAAATTGCTTGATATTACAGAAAGCCAACTTGTTTCTGCCTATAATAAAGAAGTTAGTGAGAAAGATTTAATTAATATTGAAAAGTCAGAAAGGCTATCTTATGTACTGAGGAATTTTGATGTACCAACATTGAAAAAGATAGGAATCATTAAACCGAGAGCCAAGATAGAAGATTATGAGAAACAAATCTGTGACTTTTTCAATTTCAAATCTATTTATGAATATGATGATACATCTTTAATGCCAACACTTTTCAGTAAATCGAAAGCGTTTGTTGCTCAAGAGAAAGAAAGGAAAATGAACGATTTCTGGCTTAAATGCTCAATTTATTCTTTTTCACAAATAAATAATCCATACAAATACAATCGTGACCTATTAATCGAATTATTGAAAAGAATAAGTGAATTTACTTCAGATAGAGTGCATGGATATGAAAAGGTTGTTCTTATCCTTTTTAGGCTGGGAATCACAGTTTTAACCCAACCGTATATATCCGGAACACGAGCGTTCGGTGTTACAATGATACTTGATGGTAAGCCATGTATAGTCATTACTGATATGAATAAAAAATATCATAAACTATGGATTAATTTATTGCATGAGTTATATCATGTACTAAATGATTTTGACATATTGGAAAACTTGCTGTATCATATATCAGATTCAGAAAATCCAGAACTATTATTAAATGAGGAAAGAGCCGATAAATTTGCATTAGATGCATTAGTTAATCCAACTATACAAAAGGAGTTGGGAAGAATCGTTGCTTTGCCATTTAAAATGAATCAATTGGCAAATAAACTAAATGTTGATGTAAGTATATTATATGGTATCTACCTAGAAGCATTACCTAAAGGCGAGAAAAAGAATAAGGAGTTTGCCAAATATGGGGGGATGTTGAAACCGTCGGACGTTGCTGTACGCCGAATTGAATTTGATGCTGTACCCAAGCACTCACTTAATGGAGCTATTGAAAAAATGAAAAAAGAATTATTTCGTATATCCGTTTAAATTTTTAAATTATGGAACTTTCAAAGAAGAAATTAGAAGATCTAATAAGTGCTGTAGACAAAATTGTTGCAGCTAACAGCCAACAAGAACCAAGTCTGTTTGATGAGTTAACAGATCCAGCGGATATCGCTAAAATTCTTGATGTACCAATACAAGATCCTGAGAAATCTTACGATTTATATTATGGGAATATCCAAAAGTTTCTAAACAGCTTTTTGCCTAAAGATAATGAGATTAGTAAACCTATTAGAGAGTTGGTTTGCATTCTACTATCACATAAGGAAAAAGATAAGAGGGGCATACGGCATGGAGATTCAAGGCAAGCAAAAACTACTGATATGGAAAATCTGATAGATGTTCTATCTGAATGGTCTGAAACTCCTCAAGACTTTTTCCGTTTAGCAATCACACTCATTAATAAAAATAAAGAACTAGGGTATATTACTAAAGAAAAAACAATTCAAGACTATCTATAGATATTTCTTAGAGGGTACTTTTTTCGACAATGTACCCTCTAACTTTTACCACTGCCACAAATTATAATTCACCCCAATTCCAATATAGAGACTTGCCTTATTCCCAGAAAAACCGTATCCAGCCTGCACACCCAGCCCGAACCGTTTCCGCTTTGCCTGCTCTCTGACAAACACAGTCCTCGTTTTACTGTACACCTCTATACTATCCAGTTTGGCCCGGTATCCTGACACATAAGCCGTATAAAGGCTGTCTTTGTAGATTTTCTGCGTAATAGGCAAATACACTGTATCCCGGACTGTATCGCCCGGCACAGGGACGGGAACAACGAACGGAAACGAATCTACAACGCTTTCATAAACCGGAACGGGTATTGTATCCCGAACCGTATCAATACGATTTGTAATGATCGTATCTCTGACTACTTCACCCGGTACGCGTTCCACCCTTGCCGGGCGGAACACGATAAACAGGATAAGAACTGCAATAACGATATAAGGTAGATATTTCATAGCTTCAACACTTGTTTTCTGTTTCTACCTTCACGGAATGATACGTGAACCCATGAAAAGTCTTTTTCATCGATCAATTGATCGAAGGGTAATTCCTGCCGGATGATCTCAAACAGCTTCTGGTTTTCTTCCTTGCTGCCTACCGTAATATCAGCCGCCTCGCCTAACCGGTGTTGACTGGATGTTGCCCCGTTAACGCTCCGGTTGAGAATAGCACTTCGATAACCGGAACTTACCCGGATGGGCTTACCGTACTTTTCCCGAAGCGGGTCGAGAACATTCTCAACCAGCTTTGTTAAATTGTGTATAGCTTCGGCCGTTGGGTAATTGTCGATCCCACGCGCTACGGCCGTATCGCTGTGGCTAAGTTCTTTGATTGTAAAATACTTCATTTTGTCGCCTCCTTTTGATAATTAGTTAAAAACGGTATGTGCTTGATAAACTCGACGCTAACGACGTAATACAGAAACGATACAACTTTATAGAACGCAGTTCCGGACGTAGCCATTAGTTTCAAATTGCGTAGAATATTCACGCCATAAAAGTAGAATATTGAGTAAGTTATAAACGATACACATTGTAAAGCCCCGTCCGGATTTCCTTTGTGATCGCCGATAAAGTAAATAGCGGCTACGAGCAGAAAAAATACCATCGCTTCAATGATGCACCGGAATGCCTTCTTTAAACTGAAACTTTCATTATTGGCCAGTAGGCCGGCGGCCAGACCAAACAGGAAGTTAAAGAAGAAAAGAGCAACAAGACTTTTAATATCTCCGCTGATCGGGTTTAAGTAGGCTGCTAATCCGGTTAGCAAGCCTACAAATAGATTTTTCATGTAGTCAATCATCGTCATTGTGTTCTATTGATTGATAGTGTATAATCAAACTCCTTATAGGTAGTATCAGTAGTTAGAACTATATTGCTAATACAGTCCAAATTACCGGAGTCTGTGAAAGTTCCAATGTGATTACCTTTTGTCGGAAAGTCTTGCATAAAGCTCCCCTCACACGAAGCGCATAATAGCGCAATAAATACCAAATACTTCATAATCATATTATTTCTTTAAAAACCATTTAACTTTAGTAAAAGTCCCGCTGGTACTGTAAGCGGGAACGGCAATAAATTCCTTTATTCCCCCACGAATGTTGATTAAGTCTGATTCAAACCATTGAGACTGATCTTGCGACTCTGTATGTAGTGTATTCCCGAACGTATCCCCGCCTTCAACAAGTACAGTTGTATAGGCTATATCGGAATTATACGGGGGATAAGTAAAATCCAGTATAGTTACATTAGCACCGTTATACTTTATGTCTGTAGGTAGTACGATGGTAGCTCCATTCGTGCACATGTATTTGCAACTCGTAGCTATGTTTAGATTATCTTTTAGTAGGAATGTATTAGTCATACCGGAAACATTTTGAGCGTCAGAATCTCCAAGCAAGGTAAATGGCGTGTTTACCTTTCCTCTAAATGTACCTATTCTTATATCTACCTCCCCCGTATTGCCGTTCAGCATCAGATTGGGAATGCCGTTTACTTCTGCCTGAGAACGCATTACGCCATTCTTGTACATAAAGTCCGCAATGTTGGCACCATCAGCAAGCAACGTATCTGTAGCAACGAAACTAAATCGGTTGGCGGGCTCCCAGTTGTCATCACCGTCTACCGACACAGGCGGGGTTGATACGGAAGATCCATAGACTTTAACCTGAAAGATATAATTAACGCCGCCAAAGGAATAAAACACAATATCCCTGTAGTTGTCATCCCAAACATAAGGAACCCCGCTTGAATATCTTCCACATACACGGGGCATTGCGCCATTTGCACCATTGGTTCCATCTTTTATGATACCTATGTTTACTTCATCTACATAGTTGGTATTCCAAGCCTCCGCATCCGATTTAACAGCATAGGCCCTTGCTCCGAGTGATGTCGTACTCGCTGTTACCGTCATTAGAGTGGAGCTTGACTGGGCGCTGCCCACGGTCACTTTCGTACCGTCTTTATCCACTCTTCTATATGCGAGATAAAAGGAATTGCAGTTCTCGACAGGGCCGGCGCCCGTCTGCTTCTTGCATCTCACTGTTATGAACATAGGGACAACGCTTCCCGTACTTCTAAATACAACGGTAGTGCTCGTAGAAGTAAGCCAGTAGGAGGTGGAGTCAGTTCCCGGCTTACCATCTTCACCCGGAGGACCGGGTGTACTGGAACCGCCGCCTTGACCATCTTTTACGACACCTATGATTGATTCAGCTACAAAATTATCGGTCCAGCTATTATTATCGCTCAAATTTTGATATGCCCTCACTACGTAAGAACTATCGTAGGAGCTTGGAGTAATTACTACGCTGGATCGCTTCGAGCCTGAATAGTCATGATCACTAATTGTTCCATTTCTGTATTTTTTCACCCTGATAAAAAAATCACTGCATGTCATCGCATCGCTGGCCCCTGTCTTTTTCTTGCAGTATACAGTGATATTGCCGGGAGAAAATACACCGCCCGACGAATAAGCAAAGTTACTTCCATTTGATGTTAGCCAATAGGACGTGGCATCAGTACCGGGCTTGCCATCTGTGCCCGGCTTCCCATTTTCTCCGTCTTTAGAATACCGTGCCCACAAAGAAGGTACGGAAAAATTTCCCCATATTCCGTTATCCTTTATGCGCTGAGACACCCATTCATACGCATACGAAGAATCAACCCCTACCGGGTCATCAGTCCATCCGGACGCTAAATATTGTTCGTCAGGGGTGGTAGGCTTTATTCCTGTACCTGTTCTCTTGTAGATAAATTCGTGTTCTTTACCATCAACACCGTCTATACCATCCCTGCCATCTTTAACAATTCCGAATGCTATTTCATCTACATAGTTATTGTTCCAAGCCTCCGCATCTGTTTTGTTTTCGTAAGCGCGAACAGATAAGGCTGTCGTTGTTTTAGAGGGGGCAACAACATGTGTGCCCAATGTTGAATTTACCAGAATATTTGTACCGTTTGCGTCCACCCTTCTGTAGACAACATAGAGAGAATTGCAATTCTCGACAGGATTAGTTCCTATTTGCTGTTTACATCTTACTGTTATAAAGATAGGCACAACACTATTCGGTCTGATAATAACCTGTGTAGCACTCGCCGTAAGCCAACGCACTACAGCGCCCTCGCCTGGCTTACCGTCTTCTCCGTCTTTAGAATACCGTGCCCACAAGGAAGGCGCAGAGAATCCGCTCCATGTCTCACCGTCTTTTATGCGCTGAGACACCCATTCATAAGCATACGAAGAATCAACCCCTACCGGGTCATCGGTCCATCCGGACGCTAAATATTGTTCGTCAGGTGCAGCGGGGCTTGTCTCTGTTTCGGTCCTTCTATAGATATATTCGTAGATTCTCCCGTCCTTACCGTCTTTACCATCGCTCCCGTCTTTGACTATCCCGAATGCTATTTCATCTACATAGTTATTATTCCACGCCTCCGCATCCGACTTAACAGCATAGGCGCGAACAGAGAGAGCGGTAGTTGTCTTTGATGGGGCTGCAATAGTGGAACTTGTCGGGTTAACACTTGCCGTAACCTTTGCACCGTCCGCATCTACTCTTCTGGTCGCAAGATAAAAAGAGTCGCAGTTCTCGACAGGGCCGGCGCCCGTCTGCTTCTTGCAGTTAACAATAGTCCATATTGGTACGACACTGTTCGGCCGTATGACCACCTGAGTGGCATTGGCAGTAAGCCAGTATGAAGATGAATCAACTGCATAGGCTTGTTTTAACCAGTCCTGATTCGAGTCCGAAGGCTCCGATGTCGTTCCGTTTTCATTCACACAAAGCCACATCGCACGATTATAAGAGACACGGTCATAATATGCGTATCTTTGTCCGGAAACATATTCTCCTTTCTCAATCGGAACCCGGACAGATTCCCCGGTAATATCATCAACCTGGAATATTTTACCGGACATGATGACATTTTGAAATACAGCGGAATATTTAGAGCAATCAATGCCGGCGACGATACGGTTTTTCTTTTTCCCAATCCAGCTTTTTTCCTGCGCCGGTTCTACGTCCCACGTATTTGCATCATCAAAAAAGGTTATGCTGTTGTTACCTAATGTCGAGTCTATCATTATATAGGTCTGACGTTCGGCATCGGTAAAGTTCCCGGTCTGAGCAAGTGTCATAGACGTAGCTGGAACAGATCCGCTTTCGGGTTTAGGCACAACCAAGAATCCTCTCTCTCCGGAAAATGCCGTTACACGGAACTTCATTTCTCTGAATCCCTTGAATGCACCGGATTGTGAGTCTTTGTCATGCCAGTATGCTAACAGGATGTCATCTACTTTAAAAGATAACGCTTCTCCTTCTTCTAATACGGGAAGAACCAGCCATGTATTTTCATCTACCGTAATGAATTGCTCAATGACGCATCCTCCGCCCGGACTGATTATCTGCCGGCCTTTTAATACTATCGCTCTATTATACCGGAGCTCAGGAACGGATAAGAAACCACGTAAAACAAGCCCCCTCGCTTCAATGTCACCGTTTTCGTCAATGATAGCTCCACTTATACCAGGCGTAAAGTTTCCAAAACTAGCGCCTTTCTTAAATAAAGAAAGCGCATGCGCTATAATTCCGCGCAAAAACGTAATGACACCGGATGCGGTATCATCGTTTTTCTTGCTGATATAAAGTTCTTCGATTTTCTTTAATGCAACTTCTATCGCTGCATCTATCTCCTTTAAAGTGCGCTTTGAAGAAAGCGTATTATCATCGGTTAATTCCGTGGTTGTATCCGATTCGGCAATGATACGCGAACGGATTTCTAACAGTGTCCGGAGCGAAGACAGTACGTTGCTATCGGTAAACGACTTTGTATCGGTAGCCTTTACAATGTCAACCGAAGCACCTCCACCTCCACCGCCGTTAACAGTAACGCCGCCGGTTGCCCGGGTGATAACAGCCCCGGCCGGATAGTTCTTTGACCGGGGCTTTGCGGGTATGGATGTAGTTTTAATATCTACCATTTTCAATCATCTTACAATTAAACTGATTCATCGCGAAGTCAATTGTACCGCCCGTGATCGTAAACCGTTTGTTTGGCTGGAACTTATCGGTTATAGTTGTGATAGGCGTAATTGCTTCGTCATCTACCAGTATTTGTGTAAGCTTGAATTTGGTAGCTCCGTACTGATTAATAATGCGCCGGATCAAATGCTCTTCCGGCCGGACTAATTTCTGCTCAATAGAAGAATAGAGATTGTCGGTTAGGTAATTATCGCCTAACATTACTTTACTGTAGCATGCACCGTCGTTGTTGTAACTGGATATTTTAAATTCGATTTCGTCCAATTCGTTAATATAGCCTTCGTTAACGACATTTTCATAATAGCGGTCTGTATTGTCGGTAGTCTTTTCGGCCTCGGTGCTCTTTCCATATTTAAAGGAAAAGTCTTTTAACAAGAATCCATTTATAAAAATGGCATTATGTATTTTAGATGCGTAAAGAGTAAATTCAAGCTCGCCATATAATAGGGTATCAATAGGGATTATTACGCCTGAAATACCTTTATATGGCATATATATTGTTTTTTGGTTCTCAATGGATACATAATCTAATCGGGCTTTGTTATTCTCTTCGGAGGCGGGAAGTCTAAAAAAATAATTGGGATTTGCAGACCATGCGAATGGGGCCAATCCGTTAGTACTACCATAATATTTATTACCGATCCGTAATTGGCAAGCAGCTAACGGCATGTACGTGCCCCGGCTATTGTCCCAAGGAATCAAATCCATATCCGCTATCGTCTTATAGCTTCCAGATACAGCAAAGGCCCCTGATTCGTACACTGAGGACGCACCTTTAAAATCCATTATCTTTGTTAAGAGTTCCAGCCCACCTATCATTGATAAGTCACCGACAGCACCCAAACACCTAGCTTGTATAACATTTGTAAACGAATAGTCTGAAATATCCGGCTTACCATCCACTATTTTATAATTGCAGTACCTTTCCTGTATTCCTCCTATAAGTTTATGCGCATCATAAGCACGTAACTCTAAATCGTCATTGGTGATAACCGTATCGCCATCATACAGATACATGTTCCAGTTTTTCGGATACAGAAACTGACGGTAACATTTTCTATCTTTATTTGTATTTAAGCGTGACGAAAGAGCTTTTGCATCTTCGTAATTCTCTTCCGGAAGTAAATTCCCAACCGGATAATTGCTGTCTTTTACTGTTACTTTGTTATAACCGCCTAAAATATCTAAGGTGTGTTCCGAACCGCTAAAATGAATGTCCTGCACGCTGAGAACATTCCCGGCTTCAAACGTATAGGATGAAAAGTCAGGTGTGTATTTATAGTAATTTCCGCGATGGTCTACATCTACAAAATATAATGCGCCTTTATAGTCAACACAAGTCCAGTTAAGGAACTTGCATAGTTCTTCAATCACCTCTTTCAAGTTCATTGGTTTATCGTCTTCGTCGAAAAAATTCTGTTCGCTAATTGTCATACTTTGCAAGACATTTGCGTTTGCATCATAATCCGCCGGACTTTTAGCATAAACATGTGGTATGTATACGGCCGAATAGGAGCCGCGAGACTCTAAGACGCAACGGGTCAATAACTCCCACAAGCTAACGAACTCTTTGCTTCCTGCGCTCTTTTGTTTATAATCTGCGTATTCAAGTGTATTCATGGCAGATACACACTGTATTTCCAGATCGAACAGTGTTGCGGTATAATCTTGCGTATACAATTCCGGAGTAATAAAGCCAGTCCAAACAATCGTATCACCCTGTTTGAAGTTAACGCGGTACTGCTGATATCCGGTCGAGTATAGGCTTTGCAAGTAGTCATTTCCTACCACCCTGATAGTAGCCGTAGAAAATCGAATAGGAACATAAAGAAAGTTATCATCCGCAATCTCAATAGAGAAAGGAGCGTCACCGCTCCCTGTTAACTCAGCAACTCGCCCCGTATAGCCTTCTTTCTGAATTTCTACGATATAACTTTTATTTCGCCTTGATTTGAAAGGCAAAGTGTATATTGTTCCGTAATTTGACATATTATCTGATTTTATTTTTGATTCGACTTCGATTGTCGAGAACTAACTCTAAATCCTGTCCTCTTACTTTGAAGTTTCCTGATACTTCAACTTTTTGGGTATTAGGGGACGGTGAAATCAATCCGGCCAAGTGTCCGGGTATGGGGGAAATATTGGGGCGGCTAACATCAAGTCCACCATATAACTTTGAGTTGAGCATTTTAAACAGATTCGCTTGTTGTGAGCCGTTCAAGATCATTTCGCCACTGTTTAGCATCGCCGGAACTTTATCACCCGCAAACGAAATGCCAGGTACTATACCGCCGTTTGCAAATTTGGGGATACTTGCCATTGTAGCAACAACAGAGAGGGCAGCAGCCCCAGCGGCAACCCATCCAACTACTGGAATAGATGCAGCGGAACCAGCCGCTTCGGCGGCGGCTTTTGCTGTTAAGGCTGTAGTGAGGCTAACAATGCTTGGTATTGCTTGTGCTATACTTTGAAATACCCCAGCACCCCAATTTATCCACGATGTAGTACTATTATTGGTAATGCCGGATAAATTACCCATTACAAATCCTATCGATCCTAAAGAGTCTGCGTATTGCTGGTTCAAATCAATATCCTCTTTTTTTATAGGAGATTCAAATTTAGGCAGTTTCATGTTTTTGGTATCTATCCCTTTTATGGGAAGGCTGGCCATATTCAAAGGTGACTCTTCCTCAACATATCGCGCTGTCATATTTATGATAACTTTCTTCTGCTCTAACTCTTTGATCGTTTTTAATACAGAGGATCGAACTTCATCTGTTACTGCATCTTGGTATTTTTTTCTCAGATCAGCTAACTGTTTTTCAAGTTCTGAAAGTGAACCAGAGGGAATTATTTCGGGCTTTTTGTCTTTATTTGTATTATAAGCCCCATTTATTTTTGCATCTGTATTAGCTATTTCCAACTCTTTTTGGGACATTGAAACCGACAATGCGTTTGCAGTAGCACGCATTTTTAGAGCACTCGCAATCGCGCTTTTTTCATCGTCTGCAAGTTCAACGAAAACACTTGCAAGACGATCAAAATTGCCGGATTTACTTGATTTATATTCGGATAATTTCTTTTTGATTTTATCTGCTTCTGTTTGTGTCAGCCATTCTCCGGTTTCTGGATTATATGTGTGTGCAAGTTGATTTTCATAGTTCTTTATCGTATTGTTATATCTGGCGGCTCTTTGGTCTATATCAGGTCGGTTGCTATCTTTTAAAAGGTACTCCCATACATCTTTTGATACATTCTTATTAAATCCTTGTTTTGATAGATCAGCCTGCAAAGTGATATACGACGTGGCAATATTAGCCTTAGATAGTGAATCGTGTAATTTACTCATTTCAAGAAGATACCCTTTTGCCTTCTCCAAATGTTCATTTCTTTCTTTATCTGAAATGTTGCGTGCTTTAGCCTTGTTTAGTTCGATCTGATATTTGGTATTAAGATCGTTAACTTCGCTATTATTGAATAACGTTTTTGTTTCTAAGTTATCTAAAGCAACAGATAACTCGCCAGCTTTATCAATTACATTTTGTAAATTGGATAAAAAGCCACCGAAATTACCCATCGCAATAGATGCAAAGAAACTATCTACACTCGCTTTCATTTGATCTTGCGTTTTTACCCATGCGTCGCCCGTGGTTTGAGATGAATTCACCACTTTATTAAAACCTTCGTAAGCGCTTACAGCAACGCCAATTGTCCCGGCAAACTTCATTATACCAGCCCCAGCAGTTTTTGCCATACTGGAAATACCGCCTTGAAAGCTGTTAACCGAACCTTTTGCCCGATTTAGGTTTGCGTCAAAGTCATTCGTTTTAAGTAATAGTCGTGTTATTATATCAGACATGATTCATTTCTTTTTCGATTAGTTTTGCTTTTGCCCGCAATCGTTTCACTTCTTCATCCGTAACGGATGTGCGTTTCTTTTCGTCTTCCTTCGCTTCATCCCATGGGAAACGAAGTATATCCGATTGCTTTAGTTGTTTTGTGCTATTCGCCTGAGCGATGACATACGCAATGATCCGGGTCTGCTCCCAGCTTTCCCGGTTACGCCTGCCTAACCCCTCTAAGAAGTAGCGAACTTCTGTGAGCGTCATCCGGTCGAGGAAATAATCAGGTGCAATACCGCCCTCACCTACAACTCGGGCGTAGAGTTCCCGGATACTGCACGCTTCTTCGGAGTCGTCTTTTTTTTTGTGCTATCTGCTGCCTGTTCAAGTAATTCAATCTCTTTTACGAAGAACTCTTTGAAAGAGAGAAACAGAGCCGGATCAGACTCACACGCCTCTATAAATTCATCAAAAGGCATTAAGAATGTATCTTTGTTATTTGCCAGAAGAATAGAGTAAAACAGTAGATATTCGTCCAACATCCGGCCGAACGCAAACTGCCTACCTGTGAGATTTTCGAAGATAAAGAAGGCGCGCAATGTATACTTTAAAATGTACTTCTTTTTTTTGATAGTGATCGTTTTCATTATGATAAGTTTTTTGAGTTAGAAAAAGAAAAGGCGGGTTTCCCGCTCTTTTCATCGTTTACGCGGTCGGATCATCTACTATGCCTCCATCTCCGGACGCTCTGGGGTTAAGCTTTCCGGTACCTTCGAATGTGGCGGAGAAAGTTGCTTTATCACCATCAGGTGCATTTAATTCTAGATTTGTAATTAAGACATTACCGGAGTAAGATGCGGCCGGAAGAGTCCAACCGGAAGAGGGAACTTCATCTGAATCTGCGTTTGCCGGAATACCGAATTTTGCTTCGATAGGCTTGCGTTTTAACATTAAGTCCAAAAGAACATCATATCCGTTTACTTTATCGTCTGCACTGAATAGGTTTTCACTTGAACCGTTCCAAGACAATTTTTTTATGTCTTTTTCTGTCCAAATGCCGGAATCTTTACTTTGTGTGTCAATCGTTTCGGCCGAGATTGACAATTTACAGGATGTAGCCAACGCCAGCGCCTTTCCGCCGACAAATAGCATGAAATCTTTTCCTAATACTGCATTTGCTTTCATTGTTTTCAATATTTAAATGTTAGTTACTCTACTGAATCTGTCTCAATTTCAAATGTAAGTCGCTGGATGAAAGTTTCTTCAATGAAATCTTCATCGGCGGCGATAAGTTTAGCACCCGTTACTTTGAAATCGTCGTATTTACCCCGCTTCCCTTCAAGCGCTTTGCGTGCCGCCTCAATAACCTCGACTGAATTTGAATAGTTATCGCTGGCGGCAATAACCTCAATAGTGACACTATCCCCACTGGCGTATCTATCCTTTGTATAAGCCGGAGTAAGTGCACTACGCTTATACAAAACGAACGGGAAAGAAGTAGCGTTTTTAGTAGAAATAGGATAAATCCTATCTCCGACAAGTTGCGTTAAACTTTCCGACTCACTGAGTTTTGAGAATGTATGTTTGCTGATTGATAAGCTCATTTCTTTTTATCTATTACTTTTTGTATTGAATCCAAAATGTTTCTTTCCAGTGAGTTCTCAGCCTCACTTTTTTTAGAGTCTACTGCATTCTTAAAAAAATAGGTAGGCTTTATAATACCTCGCTTTGCGCCTTTATTGGTAGCTCGTTTCCTACCTTCCAATTTCCTTTCAACCGTACCATTTTCAAAAATTCGCAAAAGGAAAGCGCGAGAGCCTTTTTTCCCGTGATTCATGATGTTCACGCAAGCGCCAGAAGCGTTTCTGTAGACAGATAAGCTAATCTCGTTTTTAAGCGGTTTGAAACGCTGCCCGTCTTTTCGATGCCCCGGAGTATTAGTCGCCGGAATAGCGCTTACCAAATTAGTTTGCGCCTGTTTCCTGATAATAAGCGCCGCTTTTCTTATGCCAGATTTAATTGCCTTCTTCGCCTCCTTGTCATTCAGTGCGGCCAGTAACGCATTAACCTTAGAGGCGTCAACCTCAACCCGGTAAGATGCTTGTACGATATTACTCATTGATTAATTCTGCTTCGATGGTTATAGACTGTGCCTTTCTATCCGGATGGATGAAGGCTATTTTGTATTTACGTCCCTCGTAGACAATGCGCATTTTTTCGCTTATATCTCTGCTGTAACGTACCATGATCGTGACGGTGTGAGTGTTGAGCACCTCGCCGTTTATCTCTTTGCGCGCACCGGATTTATACCGGACACACGCACGCTTTTTGAAAGCTTCCGTCCATCTCTCAGACGTACCGCCCAAAGCATCACGAATCGTCTGAGAATGTAGAAAACTTATAATGTCTGTCAATAGTCCCGCCTGCATTATGTATATCGTTTTAAGGGTTGAAGTAAGAAGGCAATATGACCCGGAATGATATTAGGCGATGCGAAAGTTATATCTTCACGGTTCGCATAATAGTTTGCAGCTATAATGCGGATGGCGTGCCAGATTCGCGGGTCTATCCGGTCGTCTTTAACGAACGATTCAATCGGGGCATTAAGATAAGCCTCAATACTGAGTTGTACCGGAATGATCAACCCTTGTATATAAGTGTCGTCATTGTCGAAATCAACATTAAGATGTTGCTTTAACTCTTCAAGTGTTACGTATTCTTTCATCTTTTAAAAATGAAGAAGGCCGAGGCCGAAGCCCCAGCCTTTGATTAATACTTAGTTTTGTCGTTATGCCTTAGCGGGCGTTGCCGTTTTTTTCTTTGCTATGGCAAAGGCTTCTGGACGGGCTACAACAATATCATACTTAGAATTAAGGGTGAATTTTGTTTCGTCTGTGTCCGCCATTGAGGTATCATCTACTACAAGGCGGATTTTTCCCCATTGTCCGATACCTACATTTGAGAACACTCCGAATCCAAGTTCGCCAGCACCCATATAGTTAGTCATAAGAACCGGATAGCCGTTCATCATACCGTCTTTTAAAATCATTTCAGGGGAACCCGCTTCGATACGTGTCGTTTTCAGTTTGCCGTAAACTTTCGGACTGCAAATGTATGCGGCTGTTCCGTCTGAAACATCAACACCAGTATCCATCACATCGGTTTCGAGCGCAACTACATCCTCAAAAGTTAATGCTGTTTCATACTCAACATTAGGAGCGTCTTTGACAAAAACTCCTTTAGAGGCTTCACCCACTTTAGTACTGGAGAACATTACTTTATTAAGAAGGCGAGCGACGGACAAAGATAACTGCTTAACAGTTACATCAAAAAGACGGTCGTTTGTTTGGTCGATAGAACTGTTTGACAAAGGAATTGAAAGCCCAACGCGCCACGGTTTAGCCTTTAAATTACCGATCTCGAGTTTTGTTGGATTTAATTTTGTATTTTCCCCTTCAATCGTCGCTTCAACAGCTGCCAAGGTGGGGAACATCAATTCACCAATTAAGCCGTATTGCATTTTAATCCCCAGCTTATTAACTATTAACCCCTTTTCAAGGGGTTCGATGATGTCTCCAATTGTAGTCGGAATCATAGAGGCGGCAGCAGCGGTATCGGTAATGACCGGAGCACTTTCGGCGCGTGTTGAGAAGGTGATACCTTTCGCATCGGCAAATTTCCCATAATCCGACAAAGATCGGTGATTACAAACATCATAAAGCGCTTTCGCAAACAAGGCTCTTTTATCTTCCGGGAGGCCAACTGTTTTTTCACGCTCTAAATTACGGAGCGCTTCATCAATAGTCAATTGATTCTTTCTTGAAAGAAGATCATTAAACTTTTCTTGTTCGCCCTCTGTAAGGCTGCGTTTTTCTTCTTTTGCGGTTGATACAAGATTGCGCATCTGTTCTTTAATCAAAGCAATTTCTTCTAATTTTGTCATGTCAAATTAATTTTTTTAATGTTTCTAATTCTATTAAATAATCACTGTTGTCACGTTTGAGTAAGTCCGGTATATCGTTAAGGCTGCGTACGGTTACGTCTGTTCCAAAATATGCCGGATCAGATACCGGAGAAACATCGGAGATATAATCTATCTTATGAACCGTTCGTATTATCATACCGTCCCGTTTTGAGTATGTAACCTTGCTTTTGTCCCTGTCATCAACATAATAGGCAAAGGATGAACCGTAAATATCTCCCCTGTCAATCATTTCTACGGCAAAGTCTCCGTCAGTTGTCTTAGGAGAAGAAAATTTATAACCAAGCCCGTAATTATCAATACCAAGCGAGAGCGAGCCTACCCCATAACGGGAACGGGCTAACAGCCTGCGTTTATCATGTTCTAAAACAGCTTTTATATCACAGGCTCTTATCAATTCGTCAGTAACCGCACCGCGCTCTATGATTTCAATAAAAGCCAGTTTCTTTACAGGGTCATATATAACCCTGCTTTCCTGATCAAACACTATCGCATACCCTTCGATATTTCGCCCTTCGGTGATTTTGGGTGTACCCAAGTCTGTAAAACTGCGTATTTCCATTGTGCTACAATTATCGTTTTATCTTATGTTTCTTTCTCTGTTTTTGGTAGCTCGACATCTCCGCCGTGGATTTTGGGAGAATCAATAGGGGCGACATTGCATGACATAAATACTGTGTCACCACCAACTACGGGTGCTTTATCTTCACGGTGTACACGCCATTCATTTACCGTTGAAACGCCGTATTGTATTTCTTTCTCCATGCAAGCGGTCTGAGTGGCAATGTCTGTTTTGTACAGGGCTTTACGATCAAATTCTATTTTATAAATACCGGATACGGTACGCGGAATAAGCTTTGAGTTAAATTCCGCTTCGATCCGGCACAGAACAGGGTCTAATGTATCCGCAAGAAAAGCGACCTGACTCATCTCGGAAGCTTTGTAATTTTGCGGCTGGCCAGCGAATACCTTATCAGGATGTACCCCATAAAAACGGCATATATCAAATACGGAAAATTCTTTTTGTTCCATCAGTTGCGCATCAACAGGACTAATAGAAAGTTGTTGAAAACGCATATCACCACTTACGGAAACGATATTCACTCCTTTGCTAAACTGTTTGTCCAGCCTATCGCTTACCGTTTCTGTTTGGTCATCCGTAAGACCGTTAAGGCCAGTAGAAGTCCCTTTTACAGCAGAAACAACGCCCTTTATCTGAGTCCCATTCTGGAAAGTTCGCAAACTCTGATTATCAGCACTTGCGGCAACAGAAAAGCCAGTAGCCGCATAAGTTATTACACTGACACCTGTATAACCACCGTCAAGGCTTTTGTTTTTTATATGTATAACATCATCTGCTGCATAAACCCCATAAATGCAATTTATAGGGTCGCAAATCGTATATACATTTCTTATTTTATCGTAAAAAACTGATCCGTTGGAACATAATATAAGCTCTGAAATATCTCCAAAAGTCCTACGTATGAAAATATACGCATTTCCTTGATTTAGCATTTGAATAACTGCGTTACACATAGTATCGTAACTATTCGTTCTTTTGTTTGATTTCTTGGTTAATAGATAATGGAGTTCGTTTTCTGCATCTACTTCATAATTGCCTGCGGGGTACTTTCGCTTTATATTGAAAGGCAACGATGCAATTGTACCGGAAAGAATGTCGGTACACCTGAATGCAGTTGATAAGCGCATGGCCTGTTCCGGCGTTTTTACAGTAACCGGCTGTTCTCTGGCTGCTCCTCCAACTATCTCAAATCCCCCATCGGAGCTCTTTCGATGGGAGTCTTGCTCTGAGTTTGCAGGTAAAGACCTTTTGCTCTTTATTCCTGTGCTAAAGCTAAAATTAAAATCTATTTTCATATTATGGCGTATAGTTGTTAAATAAATTAAATGTCATTAGATTTGTTATCGTTGAGTCGATTTTACTATTATGTGTACGTTTAATCGGTTTTTTATTCATGTTTCGATCTTCATCGAGTACAGCATTGCCAAAACAATACGGAGTAATAGGATTCGGATCAAACGTCATTCTATTGCGGTGCAATGCAAGTTCAAAGGATTCTATCGGACTTGTAAACGAACCGTACGTTTGCTTTACGGGCTGAATATAGTCGCTCGCATCTCCTGTAGATGCGGATAATAGATTTACGAACTCAGCCGACTTATATGGGTCATATCCAATTCCGAGAATTTTCAAGTACTTTGCCCGGGATAAAATATCATTCACGATCATTTCGTAGTCAATCACTTCACCCGGGCATAACTTCAAGTATCCGGCCTTGACCCATCCTTCATATAATTCCCGGTTAGGGTGTCCGGGCAAAGCGCCTTCCGGAAAATAATAATCCGTAACGGAATGAAATGACTTAGTATCCGGGGAATAGATATTATACGTTACAGTTGAAAAGTCATCACGTACCGATAAATCAACTCCTACCATCGTAGGCGGGTGACTTGTGATCTTATCCACAGGGATAGCCTTATACCGTTCCTCGATCTCCCTTGCCTCAATCCATTTCGTTTCAGAATTGACCGCAAAGATGTTAAGGAGCTTTGTGCGAAACTCTAATGCGTCAGGTGCGCTATATAGCGCCTTTTGATAAGCGTCCTTGTAAAAGTCCTCGTAAACCGTGATCCCCATGTGGGGTTGTACTTTATACCACGTTGCCGGATCACCTTCTTCATCGTCTATGTCGGGCTCAAAGATGTGGGCGAAAATAGAATCGTTCTCAGCCTCACCGCGTAGAATGGCTTTATATATTGAAAGCATTTCAGTGAACGGGGTTGTATGCTTGTCTGAGGCGGTTGTTATTACGATGGTCAAAGGGTTGAGCCGTGCACCCATTGAAGAAGTTAAAACGTTCTTCAAAGCGGCGCTATCGGCTTGCGAATATTCGTCTACTATCACCGTGCTTGCATTAAGCCCGTCCAGTTTGTCGGGACTGGACGCCAAACACCGGGCGAAAGAGGTTTTGCCCTTTATTTTGTTATTTATGATCTCTCTGTTAATCTTAAAATGTCGCAACTTCCGGTCTAACGCTTTCAGGATGTTGCGGATTTCATCAAAACATATCTTAGCCTGATTGTAGGAATTGGCGGCAACGTATGCTTGTGCATTAGCATCACCAAACAACAAGTCGAATACTGCCAAACTTGCGATACTTGTCGTTTTGCTGAATTTACGAGGGACAAATAGCAGAGCGTCACGAATCAGGCGTTTATTTGTCCCTGGTCTATAAAAACCGAGTATGTTCGTAAATTGAAATACCTGAACCGGAGTTAGCTTATATCGCGTCAGGCCCTTAGTGCCGGAAAACTTCAACTTTTCGTAAAACACAATAAAGCGGCGGACTTTACCAGGTCTAAAGTCGTATTTATCCAGCAGATAAAAGAAACGACGGATCGCAAGTAACTCGTAAAGGTTATGCGCCTCCGGGTTGCCTATACATCCGGCTATATAAGTGTTTAACCGGATATCCGCTTTATCTAACTGATAAGAGTTTATATCAACGGAGCGCAATGCGTCAACGGTAGCAGTCTTTAGCTGTATAAGTTCCTCCTTATTCATAGTCATCCGCCTTGTTTACTTCGTCAATTAATTCGGTTACTTCGTCGGCTTCACCTGATGCAAGGGTCTGCAATGTCAAACCAAGTTCGCGTAACTGTTTGCGAGTGGCTTCAAGCGCATCAAACAGAGTTTTAAAAGCCGGATGTGCAACCAGCTTTTCATTATTCTCGCGGGTTATCTCTTTAGTGAAAGATTTCATCCGTTTTTTTGAGATGTCAGATAGAGCAATCCGGAACGCCATATAAGACCCGGCACAAAGCTCTATACACAAATCAAGTTCAGGGGTGTATGTGCCTTGTGCTTCCATTGCGGAACGGATTTTTTCTGTTATGTCGTCTAAAGTTGCCATGTTTTTACGCGCTTTTTACACGTATGTTTTTTAAGTAAGTATTTGGTAGCTCGTAGATTGTAACGGAAAATGTCACCCCCAACGGATACCCCCTCGTTTTGAAAATTCTCCGCGCGTGTAAAAACTGGTGGGAGTGGGTTTGAGCGGTCTGTCGCCCTCAAAAAAAAACGCCCCCCTCTAAAATAGAGGAAGGCGAGAAAGAGAGTACTATTAATTAATTTGATTACCAAATTGTATCAGAATAACGTACGACGACATTTCTCTTACCATTATTAGATAACAAGAAAGCTATTGTTTTAATTGAATCAACGCCCATATAAGAAGTGCCTTTCTTTTCTTCCCCCCATAGATTAACAATCTTGTTTTCTTTTGACAAATCATCTCTTCCTACCGCTATGGCAATATGTTCATCCTCATTAAAAGAGACAATGCTACCATATGGAATTTCAAAAGTCTCATTTTGCCAATTAAATTGAGAAGGAGAAAATATTTTATTGCCATTTAAAATATTATGCCAACTCTTATTTTCTTTAAATTTGCGATTGTAAATGTCTTTTATATTTTCTTTGCTAAATATACCCATAATTGCAGCAGCACAAAGAGGAAGTTCAAAGCATGCTAATGTTAGAGTTTGCGTCGTTAATATATTAGGGGCATTAGTATCCGTAGCCCAATAATAAAGAGAATTGTTATTTAAATTACTACTCCATTTATAAGTGTATCTTGGTTGTTTTGATTCTTGCAGCAACCAATCAGCTATTTTTTTTTGATTTTCTGCCATATTGTTTCTTTTATTTTCCTACTCTATCTAAGGCTTTTCGGGATTCGCCTATATTTGTTTTGTAAGCTCACAACAGCAAATGTATGAAACACTATAATCTTTCACAATAATATTATTTAGATCACACGGATAATTTTGTAGATGCAGTTTATTGTTTTGTGACTGCCCATCTAATTAAAGAAACTTATCCGCAAAACGCTCTGTTGCCCGTCTGTTGTTTGCCTGAATTGCTTCTTTCGAATGGCTAAACGCGCGTCTATGTATCTCAGAGTGGCACGCATGGCAAAGGCTCTGTAAGTTCGTTCGGTCAAACATAAGGTGTTTCATCCCGAGTTCATGCGGAACGGATTCAACCGGGGTTTTGTGGTGTACTTCGGTTGCAAGTGTACTCAGTCCGTTTGCCTCGCATACTTCGCAAACCGGATTAGTTCTAAGCTTATCGCAACGTAGATTCTTCCAGCGCTGCGAGTTGATCATCTTAATGTAATGCGGGTTTCTGCTCATTGTGTTTTATTTATTTGTTCATAACTAAATAATATCCTATCGCATTGATAGCATTCGTGCAGTTCCTTTCTGGTAGCTTCAATATTATTTGTTTCAATGTTCACATAATGCGTATCGATTACTTCGCCCGATACGCATTGAATCCGTTTAATTAAATACTTCATTCCAGCTTATTCATACCAGCAAGTAAATACTTGATGCGTTTACAATTCCCATCGCATCGGGTTGACTGAGTTTCTTTCTTGTGAGTCACATTCGCGCAACCCTTGCTTACTCTTGACGGGCACATCTGTTTAAATACTGTGACTGCATTTGCTGTCGTTTCTTCTCGCTGTATTCGAATAGCCTCTGTTGCGACTGTTCGAATCAGGCCACGCGAACGAACTCGTTCCGTTGTGGTCTGTTGAATGTAATGTTCTGCTTTATTCATGCTTTGTCATTTTAGGTTTATACTTCCAGCCGTTCAACTCGTATACACGTTTCCGGGCTTCTTCTCGGTCGATGTAAAGCGGTTCGTTACGAACGGGACTTGATGTTTGTATTTTCCCATCTGAATAATCACAGACGCATATTCTGTAATTTCGTCCATGTATAGAATATGAATATTCTCCTACTTTCATATTTGATTCCTTTCTTACTGTTTTAAATTAATTCTCCACTTCATCCCCTCTCTTTGGTTTCCGAACTGGGATGCGTAGTTCTTTTTCAGTGAACTTGCTCGACATATACCGTTCTGCATCCGGCCAGTTCGTAAAGCATAAATCCGGATCAGTATAAAGCCTTAGAAGTGTCTCGTTCAGCTTGTCGAGTGCCCCGAATCCGCTTGGATTGATCTTTTCGTCTGTTTTAAACTTGCTGTTTAAGCGTTCGTAATTCTCTGTAACGAATCGGTCGATATACTTCCGGTTCTGTTCGTTCACGGGCTTATGATGTTCCGGAACGTCTTGCAAATAATTTGCGTTGATTGGTTTCTTAATCATTATTTAAAATTTAAATCGTAGTTGTCCGTTCTTCTCGTCTTTCACGTGTTGCGGCAATGCCCGTTTCGGCTTTGAGTAGTTGAACTGCCTCTCAGCCTGCGCAAAGTCGCTGAACATTTCCGTAATTTCGTCCGGTATGGGATCGTCATTTTCTTCGTGTTCCGGATCGGCGACTCTCAGAAATGCACCTACCAGATATTGCATGATTTCGTAGATACTTTTGAATTTGTATTTAGTTTTGATAGCGTCGAGTCGCTTCCAGTCATCGAGGTCTATGCGAACTACTGACTTTTTAAAGTCACCTGCTGGATTCTTATTTCTTTTTATCGGTGTCATCGTCTGCTGCTGCCTCCTAATTCGATCACATTAAACATTTCATTAATTCTATCAGCGATATAAGCGCCGTATTTAAGTTGCAAATCTTTTATTGATAGATTTGTTGTTGCATGCGTTAAGGCTTCTCTCCTGAGCTCGTATCGGCACTGAAAGATATATTGCATTACATTCAACTCTGTACCGAAGTATTTTGCCGGAATGGATTCACGCCCTAATTCATCGAAGCACATCATGCGCGGACTGCCATTGTTGTACGTGTACAATTCCAGTGCATCCTTGCCTCGCATAGAAAAGCTATTTGCAATGAATGAAGCAGAATCAATACGGAAACCTCCCATCGGATAACCGCCTTTATCCTGTCCGCTTACAAAGTATCTGTATCGGTTCATTATCTGCATAATGGTAGATTTTCCGGTTCCGACCGGGCCACAAAGCAAAATACCTTTTTCCGGGTCCAGTTTCGACCTGTCCTTTTCCATGTACAGAAATATTTGATTCATCACATTTCGGTTTGATTTGTCTATTTGAAAATTGCTGCATACAAAACGGCAACACTCTTTAAACCATTCTGCCCGATCCTTTGCGGGCACAGGGTCAGATGTCGGCCTTCCGAATGATAATAGTTGTTTGATCGACATCATTTGTTTGCTCCTTGTTTCCATTTCTACAATTATTTTTAAGTTCAAAAAGCCCTGCCCAGTTGTTGGCGATAGACTGATTAACGATTTCATTTGCTACATTCGCATCATTTCCGCTTAGTCTGACTAATTTGTCATAGCATGCCTTAACAGACCGATCGGATTTATATTTTTCTCTTCGTTCTTTTTTGTATTCCAGCCACAACAGAAAGACATCTAAAAACTCAAAAGAGATAAAAGAAAGCTCGTCGAGAGATAGAGAGAGTTCTTTTAGTTTAGTTTCTGTTTTAGTTTTAATATAGTCTGGCGCATCGGCTGGCTGATTGGCTCCCATATTGGTTGGCGCATCGGCTGGCGTATCTCCTTTCTTTTCGGTTGGCTTTTCGGTTGGCACATCTACCGTATTTTTTCCGGTAGTCGGCTTTTTCTTTGGCGATTCATCTTTGAACTTTTTAGAGAAAGAATATAAACCGACTACTCTTCTGCTTTTACCCGATTTATAATAAACCAGTCCTGCATTAATTAGAGATAACCGTGCCCGAACTAAAGTTTTCTCGTCGATATTGAGGGAACAGCATAGTTCAATGTTTGAGCAACTGAAAACGTCCTCCCAACCCTCGCTATTACAAACTGCAACTAATTCATAAAATAGTGCTTGTTCGGTAGCGGTAAGCCTGTTGCGTCTGCGTGCTCTTCGCATTTGTTCCATTAACGTATATCCATCCATATTATCGAGAAACATAATAACTGCACGGCCTTACGCCTACCGATCTAAAGACACTCAGAGCGGAGCAGTAACACATATAATTCTTTTCTTCACCTCCATACTTACACCTCCGGCAGTCCGGTTTACTTTGTGATTGAATGATTTTCTTTGCCATGATTAAACCTCCTTTATTCTGATACCATGTATGCTAAGCATCAGTTTTCTTTTGATTATATACTCTTTCGTTTTCATCCCTTTCGCATCTTCCACCACTAATTCGCCATCACGATAATAAACGAAGTCGGCATAGTAGGACAGGGACTTCTCCAATAGCTTTCTTTTCTGCAGCATCTTCCGGATTCCCTTCACTTCATAATACTCGTATTGCGCCGGAATAAGCTCGTATTTACACTGTTCCTGCAGACCAGAGATAATCCCCTTTTTCTCGAGCAGTTTCAGTTCTTGCGCCCGTCTATACTCGCGAATAGAGTCGTATCCTTTGTACTTGGTATTGTTGTATTTTGCCATCTTGATAATATTTGTTAGTAGTGGAGCGAGGCGGAATCGAACCGCCTATACTGCTGTCTTTACTGCGCGCGCCGCTGCTCTATCCTTTAAGCTACGCTCCGTTAACCGGGACTTTCACCCGGTTTGTTGTTACTTATCTTTTGAACGATATGGGTAGACATCCATAATTGCAGTTTCTTTCAATGCAATAGATTGATATTCCGCCATGGTATTTTTCATACCTTCATCTACTTTCTTCATAGCATCGCGGAGATCGGCGGCCTGTACAAGTACATTCGTATAGGTTCGTTTCTCCTTTGCGGTCTTTTCATCCAGCACAACGAAAGCAAGTCGTCCGGCATACCATTTATCGGCCGCTTCTTCATCAGATGGAAAGAGTTCGCTATAATTGGCACGTTTTATATCGGTAACGGTAAATTCGCCAGTGATAAACGGTGTCGTTTCTTCGATAATACGTGCTTCCGCTTCGGTGAAGCTGAGTGCATCGACTAAATAGGGTTCAGTAACTTTTTTGTTAACTCCGTCTGAGTCTATTTTCTCGTAACGGATTTTGCATAAAAACCAAGTGTGCATCATAATTGTATATTTTAAAATGTTATGTTAATGTGTTGTGACAGTACTTGCTAATTTCAATTTCTTTAATTGCTTTTTTAGCCTTGTTATTTGATTTTGTACCGGGACATTGCCTTTTGCTTTCGGTTTTAATGTTTCAATTTCAACCTTTATCGCTAAAACTTCCTTAGCCTTGTCGATACATTCCAGAAAATCCCGGCCACTCCGTAATGATTCGTCTATCATTTCATTTGCCAGTCGTACCCGGTCATACAACTTCTGTATGTTTTCAGTGTGATCACTCCGGTGCATTTCAAGTAGTCGCCCGTCATTTACATAGCCATCATAGATGACATAATACAGGGTATCTACATCCGGGCGACCGAGAAAATGCCCGAGAAACTGCCAATAGTATTCATCTTTGTCGTTAATTTCCTGTAGCAGTTGTAGTGACTCGATCTTTCCTTGTGACATCGGGCACTTAATTTCAACCAGTGCCGATACTTTTCCATCAAAGCCATATACATAGGCATCCGGCGAATCGCCAAAGCCTTCAAACGGCTCGTTAAATACGATGTCCTCAAAATCGGTAGTACAGGACTTGATTTCATTTAATAGCTGCGTACGTAGCCATTCCACGGCGAGCGGTTCATTTTCGTGCCCCCAATCGAAGGCCTTTGCTGTGCCGTTTTCTCGGGGTACTCCGGTTCGGCGTTCATAGCGAACAGCAAACATCACATCTAAAGCGGCTTTGCCAAATGGCGTACCTTTGCCGGCTTTCATCAGATCAGGAAGAACGGAGGCTGTAATCAGACCACGCCGTTTTTCTTTCCATTCAAATTCTTTTTGTTCAGCGGATTTCATGTTTCTGTAATTCTTTTATTTGTTCTTTGGTTAGTTTGTACTTAGCGATGACCTGATTTACTGTATAGCCGCCTTTTAAACCGTCTATAATGTTGTTCCAGATTGCGGAACCAGTTTCAACGGTTGATCTGGTATCATCCAGCTTCGGCGCAAATGGTCTGATACGAAGTGCATCTACCATTTCTCCTTTTACATTTACACGAGCGGAGCCGACTTGCATAGCCTTATTGATCCATTGCTCAATATCTGGCGTTTTAAACAGTTTCTCCAATGTTTTACAGTTGGTTTTGTTAACTACCATCGGTTTGACATTCTCGTGAAAATATGCGATTAAGCACATATCTTTCTTACCGTTTTCCCCGGTCACTTCTTCGCGTTTCATTTCTCGGATAGTAAGGATTAAATCTTTGCCTTCTGGAAGGCTGTGAGCGCCCAGATATGGGTAATTAAATTGGGTTTTCCAGTGTGTCATAATTGATTTATTTCTAAATTGTATTGAATTAAACTTCTACTCGCAAAGTCCGTGATAAAGGCTCATACAACTATATCCGCCTTCCGGCTCAAACATATCATCCATACCGACATCATTTCGATTCACATACCCGAAAACTTCATTTACTGTCGGATAAACCCCATTTTTACAGAAGCGATTGGGAATGTAACCAGGTGAGAAGAAAGACGAACCTTTCGGGGTTTCCTTTTTCATCCTTTGTTCGGCATCTATCAAGCGACTTCGCCCGAACTTTTCTTGTGAAATAAGCTTAACTTCTTGCTTTCGGCACATGACACAAGGATAACAACCAACACGAGAGAAGCCACGAGAATACAACGGATTTGGCTTTTGTCCGGCAGAAAGAATATGGTTTATTACTTCTTGTGCTGACCATTGGAAAATCGGACGGGAAACACTGGCATCATAACGTTCGCACCATTTAAGTACATCTTTCCTACGATAATCTTGCTTCCAAACTTCAACAATCTTTCCTTTGCGATTCTTTTTAATGCGCTCGTAATACTCACCAAAATAATTGCATTCATAGGGCAATTTGGCGCGTTCTTCGCTTTCTTTAGCACGAATCCCTTGAATTATCAAACAAGATTCTGTAAGTGAGAGAATGTAATCAATCATCGGCTTTATTTTCAATTCAGAGGTACAAAATCTTCTTTGGGATGACGGGAACCGGGAACGTTTGATAGACATATCCACAAAGTCAGTATATTTCTGACTTCTTAAAACCACCAATCTTACATCAAGTTGTTGACATATTTCATTGATATGCTGATAGGTATCAGGATGTTCCCATCCGGTATCACAAAATACAGCTTCTAACTTATCGACGCTGTATTGCTTGGCAGCTTGGATCAGGCAGGCTTGTGAATCTTTACCACCGGAAAAACTTACTATTATTTTCATTGTATATTCAATTTTATTTGTAATTTTGCAACGTTGTTATGTGAAAGGGGTTATCAAAAGCCCTGTAACAACGGTAACGCAAGTTGCCTTGACTCAGCTAATTACTGAGTATTATTTCCTTGTAGCTCAGTGGATAGAGCAGCTCCCTGCTAAGGAGAAGGTCACGGGTTCGAATCCCGTCTTGATTATTCTTAATAAACTACATATAAAGCAGACATTTAAGTCTGCTTTATCTTTTCTATGCATTTTGCTCATTTCTGTATTGTTTTTATTCAAACTCTATCGTTTCATCTCCCTGATAGTACTCCGCGAAGCAGCTCGGACATACCGTTATCATTTTCGTACCGTGTCGGCCGTTCTGCACCGCTTCGACTTCGACCTCAATACCTTCGCCCGTTTCTATTTCGGTTCCGCAATCTTCGCAATGAACATGATCGGCCGGACATTCGCCCAGAACGGAACAAAGGCGGCAATTACCGATACAATTCAGATTTTCTCTTTTCATTTCTCCGTTGATTTACTTCGTTACATACTATCACATACAGTACCGTTACAATTACGGCCAGAAGTGCGATGATTAATTTACCCGGTTCCGGTTCGCCTTCTGCAAGCAAACAGGCGAGAAACATGCCGATTAGGGCGAAAGGGGACTGTTTAGGAGTTAACATTATACTACTTTGTTTCTTGTTAAAAATCGTTCTATACTCGCTAAGTCATACCATATCATTCTCTCTCGTTGTGAAAATGATATTTCGGCCGCATTTCTAAGTGTCATTAAATAATCTTCTGATACTCCGAGATATGCCATTGCCTCAGTCTTGCTAAGCCATTTCTTGGCAACCGTCTCTACTTTTCCTGTTATTTTTCTTGCCATGACTATTTTATTTATTACGTTTCACAAATAGTTTATCGTCTTCAATCCAAGTCGTAAATACTTTGCCTTCATCCGTTTTAATGTCTGAGGCCGTAGTTCTTACTGACTTTCTTCGATCTTTAGGGAAGGCTACTTTTGCTCCGATCTCCATTTCAAGAAGAGTTGGCTTAATTGGTGTTGATGTTTCCATTGTTTTACTTATTATTTATTTTTACTGTTTTGCGTAATTGAATTTGGCCATGTATTTTTCAGCACCCTTCATCGATTTAAATGTTTTACTTGAAGATGCTGTTACTGCGATGTAGCTAAGATTACCATTGTATTCATTTACCATGATTGCACCGGTTAATTCGCTATTTACTTTTTTGTAGTCAATGATTGCTTTCATAATTCTATCTATTTAATTTGTTATTTCTTGATTGATTGATTAACTTTGATGCGACAAAGATAGATATAAATCTGATATAATATCAGAGATTGTTTTATTAATCTCTGATATTATATCTATTTAACACATTGACGCCATGGGATTGAAAGACCGCTTATTGCAATTTATCGGATACACAGGCTTAGATATAGCTGTTTTCGAACGTTCGGTAGGATTATCAAACGGAGCCGTACACAAAATGGGAGAAGGTACGAGATCGAGTACGATAGATAAAATATCAGAGAAATACCCTGTTTTAAATGCGGCTTGGTTAAAAACAGGCGTAGGTGAGATGCTTATAAGCGAAGAAAGGAAAAGCAAAACAATTGAAATTCCTGATTCTTCCATCGTGGCAAACCAAAGAAAAGGGGCATTAATATACGACATAGACGCTACATGCGGCTTAAATGGCAGGGATATAGAATTTACAGACGAAAAAGTGATAGGTAGTATAGATGCGCCGGAAATCAACCCAGATTCAAAAATAATATTCGCCACAGGCGACAGCATGTTGCCTTTAATCGCTTCGGGTGATAGGGTGGTAATTAGAAAAATTGAAAGTTGGGATTACTTCAACTACGGTCAAGTATATTTAATCATAACGAACGAATATAGATTTATAAAGAGAGTGCGTAGACATCCCAAAGATTCTGATACTTTAATCCTGCTTCGTAGCGAGAATCCAGACTATGATGATATAGATTTGCCAAAGCGAGAAATTATTCATCTTTTTATTGTAGAAAACATATTATCAATTAAGAATATTTTGTAAATAACCGATAACTAAACAATATGAAAAAAATGCTATTGTTCATATCAATTGTATGTTTTGCGCTTCCTGCCTTATGCCAAGTAGCTACAACTACAAAAGAAAGATGCTTTTTATTTCAAGAATATAATAAAAACGGATTCAATAAAAAGAAAAAGGTAGATAATGGAAAACCAATTATATTATTGCGAAAATCTAATAATCCTCCGAATTTTTACATTGTTTCATTTGAGTGCGAGCAATATTATTTGCACAAAAATAATATCAATCCCGATGGAGTTGCTCGATTAGAACAAATAGAAGTAGATTCTGCAAACAGAAGAGACTCTATCCAAAAGGAACAACAGGAGAAAGAGTCTATGAAGCAAAAGAAGTTAACTGATTCAATAGCCAATATTAATAAAATCAAAGATCGTATAGCACAAGAAAAAAGAGACAGCATAGAGAAAGAAAAGAGAGCGCGAGCATTTGCTATAATAAAGATGTATTCAGAAGAGAAAAAAGCCCTCGTAAAAGCAGGAATGCCAATTGAGGTAGAATATTTGTATACAGATACCCCTAATAGCGCTGGGGGTACAAGTTTGTTTTTTAGATTAAAGAATATATCTCCAAAAACTATTAAATATATATCCGTTACAGGATATCCCATTAATGCGGTAAAAGACAAATGCTATTGCTCTATTGGACGCTATTCGCAAACAACAAGAAAGGGAGTAGGCCCTATAGAAGAAGGCGAAGTAGCAGGATATACTTGGGAAAACACTTGGTATAACCATACAATAGACAAGTTCATCCCTGTTTCCATAAATATTCAATACATGAATGGAAGCTTTATAAATATCACAGGAGATAAATTAAAAAAAATAATGGAGGCTCCTTTATTAGATAAGGTATATAACAAGCTTTTAAAAGAATATGATATAAATTTAGATAAAATATTAATAGAATAAATATCACAATTATTATCCATCCCAATATGAAAAATAAATTAGTCGATATCCCCAATAGGGAAGCTAATTTTCGCTATCGGTTTTGCGCCCGATTTGATGTATTGAAAAATCATATTAGACAAATCAAATAATGAAATTGATTCAGATATACGTCCAAATTCGTTTAGCGGTTTCTTATTGATTGAAATTAAAACAGCTTGCTCTAAACAAAATTTTCTTAGTGCTTCATCGGTCATAATATTGCTTTTATTATTATGCCGGAAAGGGTTCAAAAAGGTAGCGCTAACCGAAAGCGAAAGAGTGGGGGAATAGGATGAATAGTGCAAATTTAGTGCAAACAAAATTAAACTGATTTATAAACTGCTGATTATTAGATTGTAGTATGGCATATTTTTATGCCTCTCACGCATGTAATACGAGTTCGATTCTCGTACCCACTACTATATGATAATCAGCCTTTTACGGTAGCGTAAAAGGCTTTTTTATTGCATCTTGGTTATGAATGATAAATATGAAGAGAGGCTTGGTACGGACCGTATGTTGCCACTTGTGTTCAGGATGGCACTTCCTGCGGTAATTGCACAAATCGTAAATTTGCTCTATAATATTGTGGACCGCATCTATATCGGGCATATCCCGGGAATCGGTACTCAAGCACTTGCAGGTATCGGGGTGGCAGGTTCTCTGATTATTTTGATTTCAGCTTTTTCGGCTATTGTGGCCGGGGGAGGTGCGCCTCTTGCAGCCATAGCGTTAGGGCAGGGCAACCGTACCCATGCCGGAAAAATATTGGGTAATGGCTTCGTGTTACTGCTGTTTTTTACACTTCTGACGTCCGGCTTATCTTATCTGTTTATGGAACCGATTCTTTTGTTTACCGGTGCTTCGGAACAGACGCTCGGGTACGCAACGGCTTATCTTTCGATTTATCTTATCGGTACCCTTTTTGTCGAAGTCTCTGTCGGGTTGAATACTTTTATTAATACACAGGGACGTCCCGGCATCGCTATGCTGTCGATTGTTATTGGAGCGTTGCTTAATATCTTGCTCGATCCTCTGTTTATTTTTGTCTTTGATTGGGGAGTGAAAGGAGCTGCGCTTGCCACTATTATTTCACAGGCTTGCAGTGCTGGCTGGGTATTGTTCTTTCTGACATCCCGGCGTGCTTCTTTGCGGCTCGAGCCTCGTTATATGAGGTTGGACCGGAAGGTTGTTGGAGCTATATTGGCGTTGGGAGCCTCACCGTTTATTATGGCAAGTACCGAAAGCTTGGTAGGATTTGTGCTGAACGGTTCATTGAAGACATTCGGTGATATCTATGTGAGTGCATTGACAATCATGCAGAGTGCCATGCTTTTTGTCAGTGTTCCCCTTGCCGGCTTCGCATTGGGATTCGTACCCATCGTAAGTTATAATTATGGTCATGGAAACCGAGAAAGAGTGAAGGAATGCTTCAAAATAGTGATGACCTTTATGTTTCTGTTCAATCTCGTTTTGATCCTGCTGATGATTTTGTTTCCCTCTGTGATTGCTTCGGCCTTTACTTCTGACGAAAAGTTGATAGAAACCGTAGTACAGGTGATGCCTGTCTTTTTGGCGGGGATGACTATTTTCGGGTTGCAGCGTGCTTGTCAGAATATGTTTGTCGCATTGGGGCAGGCCAAGGTTTCTATCTTTATTGCATTACTTCGTAAGGTGATCCTGTTGATTCCCCTGGCCCTTATGCTTCCACACCTGATGGGAGTGATGGGGGTATATGTTGCCGAAGCAATATCGGATGCTGCGGCAGCCATTTGTTGTACGGTCATCTTTGCGGTTCAGTTCCCAAGGATCATGAATAAATTGACGGTCCGTTCCTGACGAAATCCTGTAATACAACAAGGGGAGGCGTCAAGAGTAGATTTACACTAAGTAAGCTTCCAGGCAATGGCTTCATAAGGCCGTAACCACAGCCTGTTACCATGCAATACGGCCGGATACTTTTTATCTTCATAATTATGTAAGATGACAGTCGCTTTTCCATCCATACCCGTTGTCGTCATTCGGAGAAGTATAAATGGGGATTTCTTTCTACAAGCACCTTTTAGCAGGAAGATGTTCTTAAATTCTTATGAAACAGTAGTGTACAGAAGGAGGGGGAGGGTGGTCAGGATAGTCTGAAGCTGATCCGGAGGAAAGGGCATAAAAAAAGGCTACTCTCACGAGCAACCAATCTTTGTTAACCTTAAATCTAATACTATGAAAAACACATTGCAAATATACGGATTTGGAGAATATCGGCAAATTATCCGGGTATAAATCGTGATTTTGTAACGTTATTTAGTAAATCTGTTTTTCTTGTTAACATTTGATATGTCCTTTTTAGAGCTTTCTGCCTTCTTTGTCCTGTTTCCCTCTTTTATTTAGGCGATTCCCTCTGCAGATGTAGGTTTTTTCTTTTCATGCAAATCATTTCTTTCCCTACTTTTGTTCACATCAAACTGATATAACTAAAAACTATACGATATGAAGACTTTAACTTTTAAATACTTAAAATTGTTTCTGCTGGCAGTGGCAATGATAAATCTTACTTCTTGTGAGATTGAGATAGATGACTTTTATGATGATGACAATATCGGTGGTTCGTACTATAATAAATCCCTTGATCTTTGCAGTCGTCCCTGGGCAGATACGTTTTATGATGCCGACGGGAACTATTGCTATCAGGAACTGAATTTTTATCTCGATCGTCATGGAGAAGATTATATCCGGGTGGAATATCCCAACGGACGTTATTCCGAATCGGTGTACTCCTTTACCTGGAATTGGGAGGACCGTTCGCAATACTCCCTTCGGATGGTATATGGTCCCGGTGATGTCTCTTATCTCGACGATGTCTGGATTCGGGGGAATGTGCTGAGCGGATACCTGGATGGACACGATAATTATGTTGACTTTACCGGAGTGAGATAA